AATATTATGAGATACATTTTTTAAGTTAATAATAGATGAATCTGGGTGGTCTAGTTCACCTAACGCTCTGTTAGCACGAACGTTTTCCATGTACTTATCTATTTCACGTTCCCACAATTCTCTTGAATAGTAACGACCATTACCGTTTTTAATTTCAGAAGTAGCTAAGATACCTTGAACAACAGGGTTACTTGTTGGCACAGTACCTTCAACTAATTTTAAAGGTTTAGCAGTAAAGAATTGAGTTTCTATTAATACTTGTTTCATTAGTCTCTAAATTTAAAATTAAGATGAGCTTCTAATGCTTTTTTATGTTCTTTATATTCTTTTGGCAACGCGTCTATAGCTTTTTTTACACTTCCTAATTCATCATATAATTCTTCAGCCGCAGTTAAAGCAGCTTTAGATGGTTCTTTAGTTTCATTTAATGGTTTTTTTCTTAATTCAATAGCATCTCCAAGACTAACTGTGTCTTTATTTTTTAATTTTGCTGTTGGAAGTGGGTCTCCACCTCCTAAACTTAAATTTACAATTGCAGATTCAACTTCTTCACCTTTACTGTCTTTATAAACAATAACATCACCTATAGCTGCTTCCATAGCTTTATCTTTAGATACTTCATCTAATACTTCTTTAATTAAAAGTTGAATTTGGGAACGCAATACTGATTCTTTTAAATCACCATATCCTGATGATTTATATTTACCTTTAGGTTCTTTTGGTTCACCTAGTCCTGGTGCTTCTGTTGTGTATCCTAATCCTTTAGTTCCAAATTGGCCATTTTTAACATAGTATTGTTTATCTTTAGCTAAATTTTTAGCAACAATTGCTCTTAACTCTTCAACATCTTTATCAGCGTTAGCTGCTTCTTTCATCTCAGTATAATATCCTTGTAAAAATTCTTGGCCAAATAAGTTATCATAATTTTTTTCATCTTTGTAATCAAAATTATGTTTTTGATCATCTAATACTTCTTTAGATGGTTCTTTAGCTTTTTCTTTAACTTCTTTATAAGCAGTCATATTTTCATTAAAAATAGACTGCCAATCCTGTTTTTTACCAGATGTAACTAATCCACCTATTCCTTCACTAATGATGCTTCTATTTTTAAGAATTTTAACTGTGTCCTCAAATGTATTAACAGGTGATAGCATATCAGGAAATAAACGATAAGCTGACTTTAAAAAGTATGCTTTGTTTCCTTTACCTTCTTTAATAAGGTTATACTGTGATTGAAGTGTTTGTTCCATGTTTATTTTTTAAATAATTTTATCAAATTGTCTACTAACGAAACTGCTAAGTCAGTTCCATATACTGCTCTATATTGAGGATTTTGTTTGTATGATGCTATTGTTTCTTTTTTAGCGTCTCTAATTAATGTTATAAGTTCTTTTAGTTTACCTGATAGTAAATTAAAATCACCTAAACGTCCTGCTATATATTCTTTTAGTTCTTCATCGTCAGTTGGTAATGAAGCTATAAATGATTCAACATCAAATTCAGGTGTTGTTTCTTCTCCTTCATTCCATAATTGTTTTTTATCAAAACTTTTAGGTTTTGTTGTTTTAACTGGTTTGAATCCTAATTTATAATAATAGTTTTTAGCTTTTCCAGCTGCTATAGGTGGGGCAGTATTTTCTCCACTAGGACCTGAGGTATAAGAAGAGCCAACTCCTGTAGCGCTTTGTTCTTTTAAGCGTTTAACAATTAGATCTTTTATTTTATCTCGTTTGCTCATTTTGCTGATTCTAATTCTTCTACTAACGCATAGTATTGTAAAAGATTGATTAAATGATCATCATTAACTTTTTCACTCTTAGTTAAACTAGGTAGAATATTTATAACCTCATTTATCTTAATTTGAATAGCTTTATCAGTAACTTTTTTATTTAAAGCACCTAATGTACTTTTAATTTCATTTATTTTAATGTTGTAGAACTCTTTTAATTTTGAGGTACTATCAATACTATTAATAAATTCTTTTAAAGTATTCTTTTGATTTTCATTTAAATCAGCATACTTATCATTAAATTTTTCAAGTAATACTCTATATGTTAATATACGAATATCTTTATCTTGATTTTTAAATTCTTCTAGAATACTATTTTTAACTTCCTTCTTATCAATAGTAGACTGAGTTAGATATTCTAAGAGTGCTGTTTTATTCTCAATAATTTGAGTTGGATTTGATAAGTTTTCACTATTATATACTTCTAATAAAGTAAATAATGAAGCTTGTGCTTTATAATTAGGTAATTTCATTTTAAAAAAATCTTCTAAATTATAGTGATTTTTAATCTCCTTAATAAGGTTATACTTTTGTCTCTTAAGAGTTGAGCGGTTTAAATGTTTTGAACTTTCAACAAGTGTATTTAAAACCATGTTTGCTTTAGCCTCACTAACATTAGTGTATTTAAAGAAGTTTTCATATAACTTATATTCTTTACCTAACTCAGTTTTAGTGAAGTATTTCTTAAGAATTTGAGTAGCTGGTGAATCTTTTCCTGATAAAGTGTCAGCTGTGATTTGTCTTACTAACAATTCAAAAAGGATTCCAGTATTTTTGTACTTCGAGTGTTTTATATTCACTTTAGCAATAATTTATCTATAAATATATATGAAGTTGTTATTCTCGTATTTGAGATTCATCTAATAGTGAGGAATCATCTTTTTTAAACACGAGTTTTTTATCCATTGATTCAAGTAGTGTTCTATTTTGAAGACTTTCTAATGCTAATGGTGATCCACCTTTAAAATTATTTCTTAATGATTTATCTTCACCTGTGTCATCACCTTTTTTCATACCTTTACTACCTAATCTATCAACACCTAAGTAATTATCTTGAGTACCAATAGTAGATGCTTTTTCTTTAGGGCGACCTAAAGTAAGATCATCACCATATCCATCAGGTACTCCACTGTTATAACGACCTGATCCATATAATGCTGCTAAATCATGGGGTGTACCATATGATTTACCTGATTCTAATGGGTCATTGCCTTCGTTTTCAATTTGTTTCATTCTAAAGATACGTTTTTGGTCTTCAGCAATCAAATCTCTATACTCATCAAATTGATCTTGGCTTAAATGGAACACATTATCATAAATCCAATCAGTAGGTAATATTTTAGTCTCAATAATATTACGAGCTAAATCTACTTTTTCTTTCATTAATGCAATTCTTTCTTGATCATAAATGATAGATGGAGTAGTTAAGTCTAATTCAAAATTAGTTAATCCTTCGTTTCTATATCCTTGAGTATATAAGTGAACTAATGCTATTTTATTTAATTCTGATAATATAATACGTTGGATACGATCAATTGTGCGAGCAAAACGAATATCTTCTGCTGCTAATGTTGCTTTACCAGTTAAGTCTTTTTCATAACCCATAAATGCTTTAGGTACTTTTAAAGCAGCAAATAATTTATCTCTTAAATATGCTACATCTTCAATACCGTTATAATCCATACCCTTAGTAGGCTCAATCTTAGTAGATGAATCATTACCTCTAACTGGTATGTAAAAATCTTCCAACATGTTTTGTTGGTTGTATTTTAAGTTATACTCACCTGTTTGAGGATCAACTAATGGAGTTTTCTTCATTGTGTTGATCGTCTTCTGCATGAAGTTTTCTACTTCATTTGGAGGAATAGAACCAACATTAATATAGAAAATACGTTTTTCTGGGGCGCGGCAAATACGATGTATTAACATTGCGTCTTCCATTAAGATATATTGTTTAAACAACTTACGAGCTGGTTCTAAATAAGAACGACCATAAGGTAAATAATTCACATCAGTAATTAATCTGAAGTGAGCCATCTCGTAGTTATCAAAATATATTTTGTTGTCTTGTTTTTTATCTGAGAAATTGCCTTGGCCTTGTACTCCATAAAATCCTGTCCCACCTGAGTATCCGTCTGCGCTGAATGCAAATCTTACTTCAGCTGGGTTGTTTTGGTCATATCCTTCTTCACGAGCAATATGATAAGCAGTATAAGGTATAACATTATATACACCAAATTTTTCCGCTATTTCTAGTTTTAAGAAAAAATCACCATACTTACACATTTGACGAATCCAAGACCATAAGTTAAACTCAATGTTTAGCACATCATAGAATAAGTTGTACAATATTTTTTGTATATCTTCGTCGCTACTCTTAATTTGAAGTACCTCACCCATATCATTCTTGAGAGTACATTCATCTGCGATTATATCCAAAGCAGACGCGATAATAGCGTCAGTATCCATGGCATCATAATCAGAATATATTTGAGTACGTAAATACTTCCAGTTAAGATTTAATTGAGCGCCATAAAGTGATGTACTATTATTTT